TATTCCTGTGTTTCCATTGAGTATCTAACATTATCTATGTCAATTTTATCACTCACCTAGCACCTCCCTTTGATGCTACAAAATCAACTCCTTGTGCATGAGTAAATATTGTGCCTGATGGCACTTTAACATTTACTCTTACATATCTTCCTGATTTTCTAACTGGGTTAATTCCACTATCTCTCATAGATGTTGAACTTGATGCACTCTCACTATCAGTTAATCGTTCTCTTGTTTTAACTGTTAAGGTAGCATCTGCATCTACAATAGGTCTAACACCCATAACATTACTTCTTAAACCTGGAAATAGTTCAAGTTCTGAAGTTTCTATTTCACATTCATTTGATGTTCCTGAAAAGATTGCAGCTTTATAATCTGAATCTATTGCTCCTAAAAACATTTGTCCACCAGACCAATAATCTGTATCTAGTGCGGCACTAATTTTTTCTAGGTTTTCAGATATAATATCCATTAACTCTACAGTATAAGCTCCAACGAACTGTGAAAATATTGTACTTGCACTAGCTTCTGCTAAAGACCATTTTTGAGTAGCATAATTATAAATAATTAATTTATCGCAAATCCCTGTTGTGTTAGCTGTGTTGGATGTACTTGGAAATAACCACATCGCTAACTGATTAAATGGATCTACTGCTGCACAAATTCTATCTGAAAATCCTTTATTAAGATTAAGATCAAAATATCTATTAACTTTTTCTACACCAATAGGAAGTATTTGATCTCCATTTATTTGATAGAAACCATCATCAGCGTAAAAGAAAATTTGTCTATTATCCTGACAAACTGTTCTTCCATACATCGCACCTCTATTTGGTGATATAACCGATAATCTAAATACAACATTACCACCCACATAGTCCATACGAATTATTTGGTTCTGCCTGAACACATAACCAATTTCTCCATTTGTTACCGCTACCACCTGTCCACCAGAGCCAGGCAAGTCCTGACTATCTGATTGACTTGTTCCTGCTGTCCAAGTAGTTAAATCATTAATACCTGACCATTGAATTCTATTTGTTGCACCACTTATATTTCCAGCTACCAAGAAATCCCTAACAACTCCTGAAACTTTAAACACAGGATTATCTGTTGCTATTGCACTTAGATTGGCAAACACACTAGATGTTCCCATTAAATAATATTGAGGTTGGTCAACACCATTACTAAAAATTACATATTCACCAAATTGGGTAAATGTACTATAATCAGTAGTTTCTCCTGATAAAGGAGAACCACCAGTAAAATTAGTAACAGCAAGTCTAGTATCATCTGAAGAAGTAACTGTAAGATTATCATTTCCTACTGCTGCTCTTGTAACAGTAACTACATTAGCTGCTGGATTAACTGATGAAAAATCAGCATGAGTATTAATACAGGTAAAAATATTATCTGCTGTAGTATCATTATTAGTTTCAGTTTTAAATTCATTTGTACCAGCAGTACCAGTTGTAGAAGTAAATGTAACTGCTGTTCCAGCATGAGTTGTTAGAACAATAGTTGAACCACTTGCTATGTTTGCATAGTCGGTAACTGTAATGGTACAGGTAGCATAAGAATTATTTAATAATTTTCCTGCTGCACCTAAATCTGTAAAAGTTCCTGAAGTTAATTTGTATATAGTATCTTTAGTAGATACAAAATTATAAACTGTATTTGAATTATCTCTGAATGAACCTGCACCCCTAGAATCTTTAACTATATTGTTTGTGCTATAATTTACTAAAGATGGAAATCTTTTATAAGTATTTGCTGCATGATAAACATTGTTTGCAACATTAGCTCCTTTTTTTCCATGTTCAGGTTGATCAGGTAGCCATTCTCCAAAAGGTACTTGCATTTAATTCCTAACTATTGCCAAATGATGAAGCTACAGTATCTTCCGATCTCATTTGTAATGGAGAACCAGAATATTGATCTTCTCTGTCATTTATTTCTAATCGTTCCATAGCAGTTCCATACATTTGTAACCATTGTTGAACTTGTGATGGTTCTACACCACCTAAAAAATTTGCAGCATGGTATAATGAACCATATAAATAAATTGCCGGATGATCTGTTAATATCCAGTTAGATGTATTTGTAACCGACAACGCATCAAACTTTTTATAGTAATTAATATAACCGGTATAAGATGAGTCTGGTTTTGGAGAAAATCTAAATGTGTCTCCTAAAATTGTATAAACTTGTGGAGTTCCACTTGTAGAAGTTCCTTTTAATTGATCCATGTGTGCTGGTGAAACATATCTTAAAGAATATTTAGTTGCTCCAGATAAAATATAAAAATTTCTAACTTGTAGAAATCCTGTAGGTACTGATTCTGTTTCACTATCAATTGTAATGGTTGTTTGATTAACCATTTTTCTAATTCTTAATTTTGAGTTAAAATCTGCTTCTGTTAAAATAATAAAATCATCAGCTATCTCATCAGATAAATCTGTTCTGTTTAGCCAATTGGCTACTGCTGTTTTAAGTGTTGAGTATGATGTTAGTGCCATTAAAATTGTCCTGGTGCTGTTCTAAAATATCTATAATCAGAACTGTTTAGTTTTTTTCTTAAAATTTTATGTTGTGTTTCTTTAGGTAATCCAAACCAATTACCATTATTTTGATCTTGATTATATTCTTTCGCCCAAATTTCTAAAACAATAGTAGGAATGGATGCTACTCTTTTTAAACCTTTGTCTGGTGAATAACCATCGTTTTGAGTATAAAGCTTTTTATTATGATCTAGGATAGGTTTATGATTTACAGTTCTATGATGAACTACACCTTTATCTTCATGGGGTTCAAATTTTTCTGTAACTAAACCTTCGGTTTCAGTATTTCTTGTTTTCATTTACCTTGACCTCTATAAATTGGTTTTTTTCCTAATTGCCTTCGTTTATTTTTATTCATGGTGCTAGTAATAGGTCTCCTACCAATAGATGTACCTTTTAATGTTTTTGTATATTCAATAACTACACCATACTTGGGTGGTTTCATTATTACGCACTAAGTTCAGTACAATACAAAGTACCATCGCCACTATTTCTAATAGCTGCCATTTTTTCACCTGGAGAAACTTTAATAATTTCTACTTCTCCTGCCGGTACATAACCATGACTGGTTGTAGCAGTTGGTGATGCAGCAAATGTAATATGACAGTTTGTTGTTGAAACAACTCTTACATAATGAGTACCACTTCCAAACGCATTACTTACTGCTGCACTTGATGATGCTACTGATATTGTCTGAGTAGTTCCATGTCTTAAACCATAATTAACCATTGTTGTTTTCCTTATTTAATTAAATTAATTTTTTACATTTAAGGGGAAGTACCGCTAGGCAAGATCCCCTTAAATTCTATAATTATCTTCTAATAATAAATGTTACTACACATTCACAAGCTGTAGATGATCCACCATCTGTAATCATTTCGATAGATCCATCTTCTTCAACTCTGTTAGCGGCAGTTGGTTCAGCAGTATCAACATCACCTGCTGCTGATCCTGAATATGCAACAGTTATGCCGCCACCTGTTATAGCTGTTCCACCTATTTCCCAAGATAGAGCTGCGTTTGCAGTTGTAATTGCATTTTTAATTGATGTTATAATTTTAATAACATTTCCGCCATCAGGTATAGGTACAAAAGTTGAACCTGCTGTACTGATGTCAGTAATTTTAGCTGTTATAAAATAATCGTTTAATGTTCTCATGTTTTTTTTCCTTTATTTGCTTCGTTCCGCCTTGAAAGACTTCAAAGACCAAACAAAATGTTAATTGAATTATAAGGGGATAAATTAATACCCCCTTATAAAGTTATTTATTATGATGTTGTTAAATCAAAAACTCCACCAGATGCTGCTTCATTTCTACTTTCCAAAGTATATTCGGCTAATAGAAACTGTTTCTGAGCATCACCAGTTTTTGCAAGGTCTTCCAATTGGAAGTCTCTTAAAAACGCAACCGCCCACATATCAGGTGTGATAATGTGAACTGATCTAGCTGGTGAGAATCTGTTTGGAGCTACAGTCAATGCACCGAAATCACTTTCATATACATCTACTGCGGCAACCAATCTTTTGTTTTCAGCAGGATCAAATCTTGTAGATCCACCTGTAAAACCAGATAGTTTTTGTTTATTGAAAGAACCACATTGTAACATAGTTGGATCTCCACCAGAATCCCAAACCAGCTTTAACGCTGCTTTTAATTGAGCTTCTGTGAAGGCTCTCTGTGTTCCATCAGTTCTTGCATCTGCTCCTGTTCCTGCTGGTGAAGAACCTGCCATAACATCGTTAGATGCTATCCATGATTCTACGCCACCTAGTTCTCTTGCAGTTGAGTCATCACC